GCCACATTTGCTGCTGCTAATGCTAATAATATCTCTTTGTCTGCTAACGTTAACGTATTGGCCGCCACATTTGCTGCTGCTAATGCTAATAATATCTCTTTGTCTGCTAACGTTAACGTATTGGCCGCCACATTTGCTGCTGCTAATGCTAATAATATCTCTTTGTCTGCTAACGTTAACGTATTGGCCGCCACATTTGCTGCTGCTAATGCTAATAATATCTCTTTGTCTGCTAACGTCAATACCTTGGCTGCATCTTTTGTATCAAATAGCCAGACATTATCTGCTAACGTTAACGTATTGGCCGGCAATAAATTATCAAACGTGTCAGGCACATCATTCAACGGCAATTTCTTTGTACCTGCTGGTAACGTTGGTATTGGTACTGCATCACCAATATTCAGACTACAGATTTTAAAAACAGGGCCAGCATCGGCGACCGCCGATATTGGAACCGGTGACGGAAATAAGTTTTTATATCTGAATAGTAATACGTCACCAGGATCATACAATGGAATGGTCCAGGCCAATGACGTATCTATAATTTATGGTGTAACAAATGGTGCAGATGTCAGTCCGAGTGGAATGGTAATTGCCCCTTGGTCAGGATCTAATCGTGGTATTCGTATAGATAACGGTGGTAATGTTGGTATAGGCAAACCAATACCAACCGCACCATTACATGTAGCACATGCAACCACAAATCCCCTAGCGGTCTTAGAATCTACAGGAACACAAGATATCGCTCTGTGGTTTACTAGATCAGGTACAGCAAAATGGTATGTATATAATGACAATGCCTCAAATGGTCTAAATTTTGGTATTAACGGCGGCCTTAACCCAGCACTAAAAATCACTTCAGCCGGTGTTGCGATGTTTAGTGCCGCAGCAAACACTACATCACTTGGTGTTGGTACTGCTGCATCTGGTGTCACTGGTGAAATTAGAGCAACCAACAACATTACTGCTTACTATTCTTCTGACAAATCTCTAAAAGAGAATATCAAACGTATTGAAAATGCTATTAAAAAGATCATGTCGATCAGTGGTGTTGAGTTCGATTGGACTCAAGAGTTCATTGATGCTCATGGTGGTGAGGATGGTTACTTTGTTCGTAAACATGATGTCGGTGTTATTGCACAGGACATTGAAAAGGTGTTACCAGAAGTAGTTGCAACCAAACAAGATGGTACCAAAGCAGTTAAGTATGATCGAATTGTTGCTCTACTAATTGAAGCAATCAAAGATCAACAAGAACAGATTGATGAACTGAAACGTTTGAAATCTAATAACTAAATATAACTAACAAAGAGGATCATGATGTCAGTCATCTACACTTGGAAAATTTTAGGTCTAAGAACAACAACTACCGAAGATAGAAATAATATTATCGTTGGTGTTGATTGGGAGAAAACTGGCACCGAAAACGGATTCAAAGGTTCATATACAGACTTTTCATCATTTCCTATATCAGCAGTCAACACTGATTCATTTGTACCATTCGAAGAACTAACCGAAGATGAAGTTCTTATATGGGTCAGAAATACTATTAGTGGTGAGTTTGAGACTGTAGTTGATATGCAAATTAAATCTCAGATAGATTCACAAGCAAATCAAACTGTAGCAGTAGAATTGCCTTGGGCAGCACCTGTTGCAAACACAGAAGGCACATATTAATGTCTCAGAGTCAACCAGCAAATAAAGAAGAACTTAAAGAGTTTTGTCTAAGACAGTTAGGTTATCCTGTTGTCCAGATCAACGTTGATGATGTTCAGGTTGACGATTCTGTTGAATTGGCGTTTGAATACTGGAACGAGTTTCACTTTAATGGTACAGAAAGAACATATGTCAAGCATCAGTTGACCGAACAGGACATTACTAACAAGTATGTTACTGTTAGTGATGGTTTGATTGGTGCCACTAGAGTTCTTAAAGTTGGTGGTAACAAGATGGCTATGAATATGTTCGACCTTAGATATCAGTTGCGTCTAAACGATCTTTGGGATCTTTCATCCACATCATATGTTAACTATTCATTGACTATGCAGCATCTTGCCACTCTTGATCTAATCTTTACTGGTGAGACACCTATTCGTTTCAATCGTCTTACAAACAAACTCTATATCGATATGGATTGGGGTGCTGACATTCAAGCCGGTGAGTATATTATTATCGAAGGCTTTGTAGTAACCGATCCTTCTGCATACACAAGAGTATGGAATGACCGTCTACTAAAGAAACTTGCAACTGCTTATGTTAAGAAACAATGGGGTGTTAACATGAAGAAGTATGCAGGTATGCAACTACCAGGTGGCATTACCATGAACGGCCAGCAAATCTTTGACGAAGCAGTTAAAGAGATTGCGGAAGTCGAACAGAATATTAGAGATACATACGAAGCACCCCCAGCGTTCTTGGTAGGCTAATGGCAGTTAATAGATATTTCAACCAATTCCCAAGTCAGACAAGATTGAACAATGAGCATATGCTCATGGAAGATATCATTGTCGAATCAATTCAGATTATGGGTCATAATGTCTATTACATTCCCAGAGAATCATTTGATAACGGTGACGCTATATTCGGTGAGTATAGCAAATCAAAATTCAATAGAGCATATCAGGTTGAAGCATATCTAGCCAACGTTGAAGGCTTTGAAGGTCAGTCAGATTTCTTCTCTAAGTTTGGATTAGAGATTAGAGATACATCTAACTTTATCATTTCACGCAGAGCATTTGCTAAGTTCATTCCTTCAGGTATGAGATTTAGACCACAAGAAGGTGATCTGATTTACATTCCTGTATTGCATAAGATGTTTGAGATTAAGTTCGTTGAACAAGAACTTATGTTCCACTCACTCGGCAAGAGATTGCCTTATGTATATGAAATGCGTTGCGAAGCATTCCGTTACTCAGAAGAAGAAATCGATACGGGTGTTGAGGAGATTGATGATGTCGCTGCTGATAATGCTTACACAATCAAACTATCACTCAATACAAATGGCACTGGACTATTTGAGGACAAGGACATTGTGTTCCAAAGTCCAGATCGTACATATGCAAACTCTACAGCACACGCTACAGTTAAGGATTGGTTCAGAGCAAACGGATCACTATTCATTTATGATATTACTGGAAACTTTACTGCAAACTCAAATGTGTATGCCAAGTCATCTAATGCTGTCTATAGACTATCATCAACAGACGACAAGACAGATTATGTTGTGTATGATGTTTACGACAATAAGGATCTGGATACAGGCTCAGACTTGATTCTTGATCTAACAGAACTTAACCCATTTGGAACACCATAATGCTGCATAATCCACACTTCTATCACCAACTAACGAGAAAAGCAGTTGTTCTATTTGGTAGACTTTTCGATGATATCAGTATCATTAGAAAGAATGATCAGACAGGTGCAGAGGTTAGTCGCTTTCGTGTACCTATCATCTATGCTCCTAAGGAGAAGATGGTTACTCGTATTCTATCTGATCCTGATTTGCTAAAGCAACTTGGTGCCATTCTACCTAGAATGAGTTTTGAGATCACAGGTATCTCATATGATTCACAGAGAAAGCAAAACTCTCTACTAAAAGCAGCAAAGTCTAATACGACAAGTCATGTAACCTCATCATATATGGGTGTACCTTATGACATTTCATTTTCTTTGAACGTATATGCACGTAACATTGATGATGGTACACATATCATTGAGCAGATTCTTCCGTTCTTCAATCCAGACTTTACTGTAACAACTAACATGATTCCTGATCTAGGAATGCTCAAAGACGTTCCTATCATCTTAAACAATGTAAGCAATGAGATTGAATATGAAGGTGACTATGATTCTGTAAGATATGTTTACTGGACCTTAAACTTCACAATGAAAACTTATTACTATGGTCCTATTTCATATCCCAAGATCATTCGTACCGTATATGCTAACATCTATAATGATCCTAGCCTACAGGCAGGATATATAACAAGACTAAACCTATCTAATGCTTCTGGCACATTCAAAGCAGATGATATGGTTTATCAAGGTTCGTCATATAATACAGCAACAGCATATGGTGTTGTCATCAACTACAACTCAGATTTGGATAAACTAGTTCTAGGTGCAACACAAGGTCAGTTTAGTCTAAGTGGTAATGTTCATGCAGTATCCACAAATGCTACTGCTACAATCGAATCGTTTGATGTTAATCCTATCAAACTAGCAGAGATTAAAATTACACCAGATCCTGTGACTGCACAGCCAGATGATGATTATGGTTATACAGTAGATGTTACAGAGTGGCCTGAAACGGAGTTATAATATGGGCGTTGAGAAAAATTTGTCTGATGCATTAGGTATCGAACATGAGACTATCGAAGTAAAAAAGGACGAGATAGTCCCTTATGAGCCTGAACCTAAGCAGGAACTGACAGACGAAGATGAAGATTATATTCTAGTAAGAAAGACCCTCCGCAATCTAATAGAAAAGGGTAACGATGCAATCGAAGAAATCGCAGTCATCGCTAGACAAAACGAAAGTGCAAGGGGTTTTGAGGTTGTTTCTAATCTCATCAAAACTGTTGGTGAAACGTCAAAAGACCTCTATGCGTTACAGAAAACTAAGAAAGACCTAAAGATACCTGATCCGGATTCTGATCCTAGAAAGAAGAATGCCGATGGACATATTAACGTGGAACAAGCAGTATTTGTAGGCTCAGCGGCTGAATTGTTGTCTGCTATTAAGAGTAAGAAAGAAGAAGATGGCAAGGACACCTTACAGTTACCAGAATAACCCAAACTTACCAAACGAACAATATCGTCACGCTTTTACTCAAAAAGAACTTGATGAATATATCAAGTGTGCTGAGGATCCCGTTTACTTTGCCAAGAAGTATATCAGAATCATTAACGTTGACCGTGGTTTGATTCCGTTTGATATGTGGGACTTCCAAGAGAAGATGCTACAAACATTCCATGACAATCGTTTCTCTATATGCAAACTACCACGACAGGTTGGTAAGTCAACGACTAGTGTGGCTTACATTCTGCATCAAGTATTGTTTAATGAAAACTTTGTTACTGCCATTCTTGCTAACCGTGCTCCTACTGCCCGTGAGTTGTTACAGAAACTAAAACTAGCATTTGAATACTTGCCTATGTTTTTAAAGCAAGGCATCAAAGAATGGAACAAAGGTTCTATCTATCTTGCTAATGGTTCAAGAGTTCTAGCAGACTCTACCTCAGGTTCATCTGTTCGTGGTTTCTCGTTCAACCTAATCTTTCTGGACGAGTTTGCGTTCGTTCCCAATAACATTGCTGAGGAGTTCTTTAACTCTACATATCCTACCATTTCATCTGGTAAAACTTCTAAGGTTGTTATCGTTTCTACTCCTAACGGTATGAACCTATTCTATAAGATGTGGACAAAAGCAGTCGAAAAGACTAGCACATATCAACCGATTGAGATTCACTGGTCAATGGTGCCGGGTAGAGATTCGGCATGGGCAGAAGAAACTATCAGAAACACTAGCCAAAGACAGTTCGACCAAGAGTTTGGTTGTGAGTTCTTGGGATCATCCAACACACTCATTTCTGGTTCTAAACTAGCAGCATTGCATTGGAAAGATCCTATTGCTCGTAATGAATGTATGGATATCTTTGAGCAACCAATACCAAAACACACCTATGTATTGTGTGCTGACGTATCGGAAGGACAAGGATTAGACTATTCAACGTTCTCTATCTTTGACGTTACTGAAATACCTTATAGACAAGTCGCTAAATATAGAAACAACGAAATCAGTCCTATGCTATTGCCAGCAGTTATCTACTCTGCTGCAATGAAATACAACGAAGCCTTTGTTCTCATTGAAATCAACTCTATTGGTTTGCAGGTATCCGACATTCTACATTACGAACTAAACTATGAGAATCTATTGAAGTTTCAGATAAAAGGCAAACAAGGTATGCAAGCCTCCGGTGGGTTTGCTGCTGGTAAGAACAAGTTAGCATTTGGTTTGAAAATTACCGCACAGTCTAAGATGATTGGTTGTGCTAACTTAAAGACCCTAGTTGAAAGTGATAAACTCATATTACAAGATGAGGATACTATCACAGAGTTATTCTCCTTTGCTGCTGATAAGAAAACCTTTAAGGCAGAAGAAGGATCAAATGACGACCTTGCAATGACGTTAGTTCACTTCGGATGGCTAACTGCACAAAAGTTATTTAAAGAAACAGTTTCAAATGATATTAGATATGCTCTACAGAAAGAGTTACAATACTTAGACGATGTGGAGAATGTGCCTTTTGGTTTCATTGACAACGGTTTGAATGATGTAGTGGAAAAAGATGGGAATGGTGATATATGGAGGAGTGAGAGAGAACAACTCTACCCATTTGATGATTTCAATTATCAGTGGGACTCTCGTTTATAGTTCTCAAAACATCGAAAATGATAAATAAGGTGAGATGGAATTTTACACCATTCCAACCTTAAAAAGGAGTAAAAGATGGCATATGCTTTATCACCAGGAGTAACATGGTCAGAGATCGATCTTACGACCATTGTTCCTTCCGTTTCTACTACAGAAGGTGCATTTGTCGGCGATTTTGCTTGGGGTCCAATCAATGAAGTAACTTCAATTGGTAACGAACTTGAACTAGTTCGTTGGTTCCACAAGCCAACCGCAGATAACTTCACCTCATGGTTTACAGCAGCAAACTTTCTAAGTTATGCAGAGTCACTAAAACTTGTCCGTGCTGCTAATACCATTTCCGCACTAAACGCTACATCAGGTAATACAGGTCTACTAATTCAGAATCAGAATCAGTATGAACTAGACTATCTTGATCTATCATCACAAGGTTATTACGGCACTTTCGCTGCACGTTACGCAGGCGATCTAGGTAACTCACTTAAAGTTTCTATGTATACCGGTTCTAATAAGCCACTAGACTATGCTGCATGGGAATATGCTGACGAGTTTTCTACAGTACCAGGTACCTCAGCATACGTTTCAACACGTGGTGGTGCTAATGACGAAATGCATATTATCGTTGTTGATACTCTAGGTAAGTTCTCTGGAACTGCAAATACAATTCTAGAAAAGTTTGCTTACGTATCTAAGGCATCTGATGCTAAGACTGATGACGGTTCTTCAAACTATTGGGTAAATGTTCTCAATGGTCGTTCTGAGTTTATCTATGGTATCAATCCAGCAGTTAATACTGCAAATCATGTTGTAGATACTGCAACTTGGGGCTCTGCTGCAAGTGGTGTTAACTTTGTTCAAGGTAATACATACTATACAGCAACTCTAACAAATGGTACACTAGGTACTGGTTCAGTTGCAACTGACGCTCAGTTGACAACTGCTTACGATCTATTCAAAGACTCAGAGACTTGGGACGTGTCACTAATCATGACTGGTGCTCATTCTCAGACTGTTTCAGAATATGTTGTAGATAATATTGCTGGTGGTACATCAAGTTCACCAGACACTGGTCGTCGTGACTGTGTTGTATTCATTTCACCAGATCAGGCAGATGTCGTTGACAATGCTGGTCAGGAAGCAACTGATATTGTTGCTAAGAGAAATGAATATAATTCATCATCATTCGCAGTAATGGATTCTAACTGGAAGAAGCAGTTCGATAAGTATAACAATACATATCGTTGGGTTCCTCTAAATGGTGACATTGCTGGTCTATGTGCCCGCACCGACTTTGAGCGTGATCCATGGTGGTCACCAGCAGGTTTCAACCGTGGTCATATTAAGAACGTTACCCGTCTTGCTTGGAATCCAGGTAAGGATGATCGTGACACTCTTTATAAGAACGGTGTTAACCCTGTGCTACAGTTCAAGGGTGAAGGTGTTGTTCTGTATGGTGATAAGACCATGCTTTCAAAGCCAAGTGCTTTCGACCGTATCAACGTTCGTCGCTTGTTCATTGTCCTTGAAAAGGCAATCTCAAAGGCTGCAAAGTATTCACTATTCGAGTTCAACGACGAGTTCACCAGAGCCCAGTTCGTTGCACTAGTTGAGCCATACCTAAGAGACATTAAGGGCCGTAGAGGTGTCTACGACTTCCGTGTTGTTTGTGATACCACCAACAATACACCAGAGGTTATTGATAGAAATGAATTTGTCGGAGACATTTATATCAAGCCTGCAAGAAGCATTAACTTCATCCATCTTAACTTCGTAGCAGTTAGAACGGGTGTTGCTTTCTCCGAAGTTATCGGTAAATTCTAATAAATAATAGCAAAGGAGAAAACTAAAAATGCCTTTTAATGTTCAAGAATTTAGAGCATCACTAGTAACAGACGGCGCTCGTGCGTCCCTGTTCGACGTTATGCTAACATTCCCGCTAGTAGCAGCAACCGGAGGTAATGCACCTGGTGTATTCGGTTCTGCTGCACAGCAGGTTACCTTTAGAGCAAGATCAACATCACTACCCGGTGATTCAATCTCCTCTATCGGTCTCAACTACTTCGGTCGTGAAATCAAAATCGCTGGTAACAGAACATTTCCAGATTGGTCATTCACTGTTATCAACGATGAAGATTTCACTATCAGAAACTCTTTCGAACGTTGGATGTCTGGCATTAATTCACATGTCAGCAACCTACGTATGCCAGCATTGATTTCTGGTGATGGTGGCTATCAGCAAGATGCCATCGTTACACAGTATAGTAAGATCGGTGAGCCAATTAAGCAGTATAGAATTGTTGGTGCTTTTCCAACTGACGTTTCTGCTATTGACCTTGATTGGGGTGCAGACAATGTTGAAGAATTTGCTGTTACGTTTGCCTACCAGTGGTGGGAAACAATAGAGACAACAGACGCCTCCGGCTCATCTGGATCTCTAATGCAGGCTTTCTAAATACTACTAACTGGCCGGGGTTAATCCCCGGCCTTCTATCACAGAAAAGGATAGTGATTTGCGTTTATTTGGATTTGAGATAGGTTCGCCCGAAAAGGATAAAACGGACCTAAATTTAAACGGACCCAAGACAAAGACATTCGCACTACCTCAAAATGAGGATGGTGCTGTCACTGTTGCAGGTGCCGGTTATTATGGTACATATGTAGACCTTGATGGTACATTCAGAAATGAAACGCAACTTATCACTAAGTATCGTGAACTTGCCATTCAACCGGAAACAGAAAGTGCTTTGGACGAAATCGTCAATGAAGCAATTGTTCATGAAGATGGTGGTAAGTCAGTAGAGATTAATCTAGATGATGTTAAAGCACCCGCTAAAGTAAAGAAGATCATTGAAGAAGAATTTGATCTACTCTTAAAGATGCTTAACTTTAGTAATATGGGGCATGAAATCTTCCGTCGTTGGTACATTGATGGTAGACTATTCTACCACTTAGTATTAGATGATGCAATGTTAGAAGCCGGTATTCAAGAAATCAGATATATCGATCCCCGCCGTATCCGTAAGATACGTGAAATTCAAAAGATGCGTGACCCTCAGACAGGCATCGAACTAATCAAAAAACAGATTGAGTATTACCTTTATAACGAAAAGGGTATGATTGGTGCAGGCACTAATCTAGGCTCAAAGATTGCTATAGATTCTGTAGTCAACGTTAACTCGGGTCTAATGGATCCTAAACAGACTATGGTTCTTTCTTATCTACACAAGGCAATCAAACCATTCAACAACCTACGCATGGTTGAGGACGCAACTGTTATCTATCGTCTAAGTCGTGCTCCTGAGCGTAGAGTGTTCTATATCGACGTTGGTAATATGCCAACAGTTAAAGCCGAGCAGTATGTCCGTGATATCATGGTTAAGTATCGTAACAAGTTAGTTTACGATTCTAATACTGGTGAAATCAAAGACGACCGCAAACATCTATCAATGCTGGAAGACTTCTGGTTACCACGTAGAGAAGGTTCTAAAGGAACCGAAATCTCTACACTAGAAGGTGCACGTAACCTTGGTGAACTAGAAGATGTTAAGTATTTCCAGACCAAACTATACAAGTCGCTTGGTGTTCCAATCTCAAGACTAGAACAGAATCAAGGGTTCTCACTAGGTCGCACCACAGAAATCACAAGAGACGAAATCAAATTTATGAAGTTTGTTCAAAGACTTCGTAACAAGTTTGCTACTCTATTTGATGATCTTCTTCGTGTTCAACTTGTTCTAAAGAAAGTTTGCACAGAAGATGAATGGAAAGAAATCAAAGAAGATATCTGGTATGATTTTAAGAAGGACAACAACTTCGATGAAATCAAAGAAGCAGAACTTCTAAACATTCGTCTTGATACACTCATTAAAGTCGATCCATTTGTTGGTAAGTATTATTCTGCGTTGTGGGTTCGTAAGAACATTCTACATCAATCTGATGATGACATTGAAGAAATCAATGCACAGATGGAAGAAGATAATGCTATCCTTGCTCAACAGCAGCAACAGATGGCAATTGATCAGCAGGCTCAACAGCAACAGGATATGCAGAATCAGATTGAGTTTGGTGCTGCACAGCAGATTGCACAAGCACAAACACAAAAAGAAGTTGACAAGATTACTGGTCCTGATCAAGGCCCATCTAAGTCGGAAGCACAAGGACGTGATCACGAATCCAAGATGATGGATAAGAAGATCGAACTAGAAAAGATCAAGTCTAAGAAGTCTGCTGCTCCCGCTAAGAAACCAGCAGCCAAGAAGAAAACAGTTGCGGAAGAAGCAAGAGATTTAGGTCTATTGTATATGGGTAATAACCAATATGCCACTGGTGATGGTAAGATTACACATATCAATGAAAACGGTATACTCAAAGTAATAATTAAGGAATAACATGTCTGTTAAATCTATCGACGTTCGAACACCAGGATACGCTGCAATCGCTAAGAAATGGAATCTTTCCATGTCAAAGGTGATTGAACTTGTTAACAAAGGTGCGAAGGTAGAACAAGAGCATACAAAAAGTTTAGAGAAGGCGAAACAGATTGCCAGAGATCATATTGCTGAGAGACCAGATTACTATAAAAAACTGCATAAGATGGAAAAATCTCCAATAGAAATGAACGAAGAAAACGTAACAGGTGCTGTTCGTGGTCTAGGATATGTTACTGGTGATCCTGGTGTTGATCCTGTATCACAGTATACCACAAATAATGCTATGTCCTATAGTGACATAAACGGTAGCATACTAAAACTAATTAAAGATAAACACAATAAGCATTTGAAGGCTATGGGATTTTCATCTTATGATCCAACTGCAACCAACACTAACAAAGTTGTTGCTGAAGATGTTTTAAATGAACTCGGTAGCATGATGCAAGATGGTATGCCTGGTACTGTAGGAATTACTGATCCTCCACCAAAACTAAGAAAGAATGATTCGGTAGATGAAGGCAAGAAGTTAGAGAAAGCAAAGAAGGCTGTCATGGCCGGTATTACCGCTGCTAACATATATACTTTAGGTGATGTTGCTGGTAAAGCAACAGAAGGTCGTGGTTCTCCTAAGAGAGATATTGTTGCTGCCGCTACTACATTACCTGGCGCCGCTGGTTGGGGTGCTACAGGCGTTCATTATGCTAAGAAAGCATACGACTACGTTAAGAGGAAGAAAATGAACGAAGAAAAGAACGATCTTAAAGGT